AAAAGTCTTATCGGTGTTGACCTTCAAACCATTGAAGGTTAGAAGTTCGACCAAGACACTAAGGGCTTCCACGGGGATGATAATATCATCACCGTAGACGCGCACACGGTGGGCACATCTATCTATGCTGCGGCTCGTAACGCGTTCATTCTGTTGAATGAGCACGGCTGCAACCGCTATGCAAGCATAGACGAAGGACTGCACAGGAAATGTGCAGGCACTTCCCATCGCAGCGAACTTTTTCAGGAGGATGTACTCTCCATGAGTTGGTTCAATGCGATTTCGAAGCCATCTCGTGCGGGAGGAGTGGAACGCTCGAAGTGCGGTTTGATTCGCACGGAAAGCTCTTTCCACGGTCCAACACGATAGGCGATCCGAGGCACTGCTAAGGTCGACGGTGGCGTAAGCCCCCGTCTTGCTAGCAGTTATGGCGAAGCTACGATTCTCGGTCTGATCGCGCAAACGCACGATTTTACCGATAGGAGTAGCTTGCCATTTAACCTCCAGCTGACGCATAATCAGCTGCTGTATCCATTGGTGTTCAACAGGTTCTGCGGCGATAAGCCTAGGAGCCTTTTGAGTCTTTGGTACAGAGATCAGGCGCGAGGGGTACTCATGGTTGAGTGCCCACTCTACCTTTCGATCATGGTTACCGACGAACCCCAAGTTGGGGTAAGCATAGTAATCATGAGGATAGACGGCCTGGAGTTTGCGCGACCAAAAGGGGAATGAATACTTTGACTCACCCCTCTTAAGGTTCGCTACAACACCGGGTCCATGCTTAGGGAGCTGGGAGGCTTCGTTTCCGAAGTCTCCGAGACTGGCAGACATTCTGTCGCATACTTGCTGCAGAATTCTGAGATGCTCACGCTTGGGGTTCGATTCTGTCGAATCTGGCCCGAAGCCTGGCAACCAGGCAGCACTATCAACACTACTATTAGCGCCGTCAACAAAATCAACGGTGCACTCAAGGCCGTCAAATTCGTCAGACGACCAGGAGCAAGTAGGGTTTCTAATGCTGCGCTCAATAGCAATGAAATCTTTGACTTCATTCGCTATCCTCCATGGCTGACAAGGAAGCTCTAATTTCTTAGCACTTCCAAGCAGCTGACGAAGTGAGTGAATACTCGCTAAGTCGGGAGCATCCCTAAGCTTTCCCTCCGCGTCGAAGACGTTTAGATACAAATTTCCGAACAAAGCCGGAGTCTTGTATCCAGAGCGTCGACTTGCAGAATACCGCAAGCGAGACTCTGTGTAAACGCCTGTCGCCAAACATTTGTCAAAATGTTTGAGGAGGGCTGGGAAGTCCAAGGTGAGAACTCTCGATCCATGGATGCCCAGTTCGTGAAAGAGGCGAGTTTGATCCCGCCTCATCTCACTCGGCTTAGTGTACGTGTAGGCTATGTCTTTAAACATAGCTTCAACGTATGCTTTTAGGTGTAAGACTAGGCTATTATCCATTGATATTTCCTTTCTTTCGATTGGAACTATAAGTGGTCCTAGCGCTAGAGTCCCCTGTGGTTAACGGGAGATCGTAGAATCGTTGCTACGATTCCCAACCCAGCACAGCAGTGATATTCGCTGTCGAAAGGGCGTTCAGCCCAATGACATCCTTACCGGTAAGGACAGAGTCCCCGCCGCGCGGAGTGCGAATAACATGATAGGCTTGTCTCACGGTTGGAACGCCATTGACGTCCCAAGTCGTGTGAAGAAAGTCTATATTGTGCCGCTCCATCTGACCAGGGCCATTTTTACCTTCGTAAGAATGGCGGATGGTCAGACGATACTCGAAACCGACTCCTGATTTCAGGTAGACGGATCCGAAGTTATCGTTGTTGATCCTGCTCAAGTTATGAGCAACACCATCAATGGTGATGACAAGAGGACTGGTTAGCATATAACCTCACACACACAAGAGTTGAGATGGTTACCCTCCAGGATCTTCGTCCTGTTAACTACTTCGCGCCAAAGCGGAGAAATAGGGCGAGGATAACTTTCCACTGGGAAGCAGTAAGAAGCTCCCAGCGTATCTGTGGAAAACTAGGTACAGACGTGACAACATCCCGACCGATTGTTCGGTACTGCCCGAAAGCAGTACCTACTACGGTTGTGGGACTAAGCGCGTCGTGTATCAGATAACAGTGGGTCCTTGCGACATACTCCCGCATGATGCAAACATCATATGGTTGTACAGCAACGGCGCCGCTATTGGCTTTAAGATATGTGCCAATAGAGGTGAAGTAATCGATGAGCCATGACCAGGGAATCATTTCCCAAATCGTGGAAGCATCGGGTGCTTCAAGGTCAAAGACCTTCCGGAAGGCTAGGTTTATCACTCCTAGCTGTCGCAAATCCTCGGTGAAGTCCCTTGTCGGTACCCAGCGTACAGTGCCATACACTTTAAGTGTGGCACTAGTATTCTGGTCGCAACGAGGGGTCCAACCCCACGTAGAATTCATCGCGACGTTCTTTTCGACGCGTTGTGCAGATCTTTGATCAAGATCTACTTTTCTACGTAATCCACCATGTTTCTCGAGAGATTGAAACTCTCTTATTCGCCGTTCCATGGCCTTAGTTATAGAAGCTAAGGTGCGTAGATCGGATAGAAAGGATAGCCAACCAAAACGATAGTTGAGGTAGGCTCCTCCTACCAGCCCGTAGAAACTACGGGCGGCGAGGCGAAACATGCCGGGGATATCTGTCAATTCCCTTATGAAAACAGGGACGGAGAACTCCGCCCTGTAGGGATTAGTCTTTTCGAGCAGCTTGAGAGCATAATTAACGTTCTCATTAGCGCGAATAGACT